GTTCTGGCCATTAGATCACCACTTAACTCGGTTTGCCCAATAGGCCGCGCTCATCTTGCCCTTCGAAATGTTACGGCGGTGCCTAGCCTTGAAAGAAGCACGCTTCTTCTTCATCTTTTCGGACTCACCGGCCTTTGGCTTACCTGCAGTAGACGCACCTTGCTCACCAAAACGTATGGTTTTGATCTTGTCACCTTCTTTAGCCACGACAATGTGTGACTTCTTGGGGTGACTGGGGGTCCTTTTTGGCTTGTTAAAGCCCGAGACTCCAGCTCGGGCTAATCGTGGGTCTTTTTTAACTGGCATAGTTACCTCGTTATAAAATATCGCCTCTTAGACGCTTTAACGTTGCTTCGGGAAGGGCGTCAAACTCTTCTTCAGTCATACTGGCGAGGTCTAACCCTTTCTCGCCATGATTTGAGGAGCTTTCACCTGGAAGTTCTGGGGGTTGAGCCTCTGCGGCTTTCAACTTCTTACTTACTTGCGCGCGTTTTTTGGCCAATTCATCACTTTTCTGCGCTTTCCCAGCCAGACTTGGCACACTTTCTTGCGGTTGGTCTAAGTCGTGGTCTTTAACGACGTATTTCACCGCTTTTGACAGTGCGTCTACTGCTTCATAGCCTTTCATGATGAACGCATCTCGCAATTCAACGACTTCGTTAGTCATATCTTCGTTGAAATCATCAGAGTTACGGTTAAACACTGGATATGCGTCTTCCATAGCGTTCGCGGCCTGTTGTAATGCGGTCATCTGGCGGTCTTGGTTCACCGTCTGATTCATTTCTTGCCGCATTTCGTACTCTAATGTGTCTCGTTCGGCCTTTCTGATCTCTCGACGTAGCGCAACAGCTTTTTCCGTCTCACCATCAAGCACCATGTTTTGGTACTCAACTTCTTTTGCATCGAAATCGTAAGATTCGGGTGCTTCCTCAGCTTTTTCATTTGCGGCATTTATCTCATCTAGTTGTTTCTGTAATGCTTTCTGTTTTGCCAGCACTTCATCTAGACGCGCCTTTGGAACCATCGGCTTTTTAGCAGGTTTTTCCGCAGCTACTGGCTCTTCTTCTAGCCCTTCTTCTAGCTCGGCTTCTGGTTCTGTTTCTTCTTCTGTACTTTGTCCATCTTCAGAAACAATTTCCTCGGATTCTTCGGTAGCGGTTTCCTCTTCTGCATCCTCTGCCACAACTTCGCTTTCTTCAGCAACCTCTTCTGGCTCCTCTTCGGGGGTTTCAAAACTAAGATCTAACTGAGGCGAATCATCTTCCTCTGGCCGATCTGCTCCAGGCATTACGTCAAACTCAATTGCTTTTTCTTCTACTGCTTCATCTTTCTTGCTCATATCAAAGTCCTATTGCGGTTGTGGGGTGGTGCGAGAGGTCTGCATAGCAGTTGTTGCTATCTTAGTTGCAGCACTTGTCTCGGCTTGTCCTTGACGGATTTGGTTTGTTGCAGATGAAAGGTCTCTGCGCAGTTGTAGCTGCTCTTGGTTCATCGCAATCTTGGCTTGTAGCTCCTGCATCCTCATCTGAGGATCGATTTCAGCAGTGTCCTGTACCTTCGCAATGTTCAGCGCGGCTTCTGACTGGATCTTCTTAACTTCAGCTTCCATCTTCGCGATCTCTAGCTGGATCTGAGCCATCTGAATTTGCTGCTGTTGCGCCATAGCTTCTGCTTGCTCTGGAGTCGGTGGCTCTTGGCCAGTCATCTGACGGATACGCTTGGCAAGTTCACCCTTACGAGCAAGGTGGCTGTACTCAATAATCGCGTCATCTGGTACGACAACACCGGCTTGTCTGAGGCTGAGCGCTTCAGCAAACTGAGTCTCATCGAAGCTGTCTCTAGCTGGAGCAGTAGCTACGACAACGTCATATTCGCCCACCATCAGGTTGTTAATGACTTCGCCCTCTGGGGTCATCTCATTAACGATCACTTCTTCCCGAGGCTTGAGCGGGTCATCCTCATTAGTCACTTGGATTACGCGTTCCTCGGTATAGAAAGTCTGAATAAGGTTGAGAACTTTCTCTGCTAGGTATTGGCGAGTCTTGCGTAAGTTATCTAGCGGCACTTGGATCATAATCGCGCCACGGTTCTGTTTTGCGCGGATTGCGATGCCTGATACTTCGGCGCTGTCTGTACCCAACATCGAGTCATTAACGCCAGATATCGTTTTTATGTTAGCCGCAGCTTTCAGCGCGATACGATCAAGCCCAGTAGGTATCTGGTTAGGCTGTATCTTGGACGGCGCGTTAGTGCCACGCGCGTACTCAAGTACCAGTCCTGTCTCAGCGCCATGCTCCTCGAGGTCATCTGCGGTCATGCCAACCAATGAGCCCGACTCAACCATCCAGCCACTATTAGCTGTGGTATTAACTATATGCAGCTCTTGGGATGCAATTTTGTTCAGCTGCTCCTGCGGTGACAGCAGGTTACGAACTACGCCGAACGGACGGCCTCTGCGGAAGTAGCAGAAGAACGGAACAATTGTGAAGTCGTTGTATGGGGACCAGTCATCGTGGAGTACGACCTGATCACAAGTAACAGTCCACCGTACTTTGCGAATGACCTTACTCATTACAGAGAGTTGATGCTTTTTAGCGAACTTCTTAACCTTAGCGTCAGACCATGCGTCGGGTGCTTGGCGCTGATCGCCTGTATTAGGGTCGACGAAGAAAGATACACGGCTCAGCTTCTTGTGCTGACGTTCCACGACGCGGAGTGACTTAACAGCTCGATACTCGTCATCACCAGGGATTGAATCACCGAAGTATTCGTTAGAATTTTCAGTGTCACCAAAGCGGGTCTCTTGGTATTCCACCGAGTCGGGACCAAAACTCATGCCGTTCTCAGCAACAAAAAGTAGGCGTTCTGCTTTGTCTTTACCATACAACTCTTCGATCTCATCGAGAGTCATCCACTTGGTCTCAAATACTTCGTTCCAAGTTTTAGGGTTTGCGTCTTTGGCATCTGGATCAATAAGTATGTCTAGCGGATCTTTGGCCGTGATTCGGATTTCACCCTCAACGTGATCGCTGAAGTCCATGCGTACATCGAAGTACCCACGACCGTCCATAATCAAACCGTCCGAGAAGACCTGCTGCTCGACCCAGTCCAACTTGTTGTTGTCGGCTATTTGCATGTACAACTTAGTCAGGGTGTGGGCTACAGCTCCGTCGCCGCTTCTTCGCGGTTTAAACTGAATGTCAGCTCTGCGAGTGGACTGCTCGCCAAGGATGGTATTAATAGTAGGTAGAATCGTATTAATAGTGAGAGCGGGGCGACCTTCACTTTCCAGTGCGGCTTCATCGTCGTCGTCCCATTGATCTCCGCGGTAGTAATCGTCGCATTTCTGCGCCATATATACGTACTCGAGGTGGCCGTTGTCCCGTGCGCGCTCATAGCGCGACCACTGGATACGAGTGATTTCTTCTTCCTTCTCAGGACTTATCTTTTTGTTTTTAACCATTGTTATGCGCTCATAGCTGATTTGGTGCGTTCGCCTTTCAATAATCCAGGGAGCTTGTCTCGCCAGCTCGGTTGATACTCGACCTTTTCAGAAAACGTGCTGAACTCAGTCATCATCAAACCAATCCAAGCCAGGGCATCCACCTGGTCGTCGTGTACGCCATTCGGGAAGCGCAATAACTCTGCTACCAGAGGGCCTGTAAATTCTTCATCTCTAGGCATGAACACCATGCCCTGTTGCATCCGACCTTGGATTGCTCTGGCACGCGCTTCTTTGTCCCTGCGGCCCGTCTTGAGATCTTTGAAGTACGCTTCGTAGAGCCCGCGCTCACGAACGCGCTTCTCGAGGAACGGTCCGAGGGCCATCTCAATGTGTCCTTTCTCAATACCAATGATGGATGGCTTCCAGACCTCATACATATCTAAGATCTGCTCCACCAATTCAAAACCGTCGAAGCGACCTCGCACCATGTCCATCACGAACATCTGGTCGTACTCATCGACGCCTACCACGATTCCGACCGTGTAATCGTTTCTGTCGTTCTTACCAATCGCCAAATCCCACGCGCAGTAGTAACGCATACGATCTTCGTCTACATCCTCGCGGTCGTAGTACTGAATCATGTCTCTGGTGAAGTAGTCACCATCGTCAGCCACGGGGTTCTGTTGGTACAGCGCAGACCAGTCTCGTGGTCCAACGGCTTTCTCAATACGAGCAAGGGCCTCTTCGTCGTAACGTTCACGATGCAGGGCGTCTCCCTGTTGCCTAAACTCCTCGTCAACTTCGGCTCTGGCTGGGTAGTTGACAACTTCCCACTGCTCGCCGTTATCTGCTGCTGCTTTAAGTAAGCGTCCCGCAAGATCATCGTCATGCCAGCGAGTGAGAATAACCAACACACCGCCACCAGGAGCAAGACGTGTGTACGCCGTAGATGTATACCAGTCCCAAGCAGAGTCACGTGCGTTTGATGATTCGGCGTCGTCACGGTTCTTTACCGGATCGTCGATGACAAGGATATGAGCACCCTTACCAGTAATACCGCCGCCAACACCGGCAGCA